GACTACACTAATATCAATACTCTAATGTCTTTAAGAGACAAGTCAGAAGAAGATATGGATGCAGATTTAGCTCCATTTGGGTTCGTTTTTGATGGAAGAGAAAGTTTTGTAGACGAAGAATTTGAGAGGATAGTGCCTGAGAGTTGGATGTGGAACGTCGAAAGAGACTTCTAAAAACTATTATTTAATAAATAATTTGTAAAACGAATCATATATTCTCATCAAAGGAGAGATAAAAAATGGCATTTCAACTAAGTCCAGGCGTTAATTTCAGCGAAATTGATCTAACAACGGTTGTGCCAGCAGTTGCGACTACAGATGGCGCAATTGGTGGTGTTTTCCGTTGGGGACCAATCGGAGAAAGAACACTGGTAGATTCCGAAAACATATTGGTTCAAAGATTCGGTAAACCTACGAATCACAACGCAGAAACATTTTTCACTGCAGCCAATTTCCTAGCATACGGCAATCGTCTTTACGTTTCTCGTGCAGCTAAGACTTCAGGCTCAACACCAGCAAACGTAAATTTCGTAGTTACAGGTAACAGCACGGTCGGTAACACAGTTCTAGTCGGTAACACTACTGGTCTTGAATCTGGTATGTACATCACACAAACTACTAACACTACGGCTATCCCTTCAACGGGCACTGCTTATGCTATCAACAGCGTAAACTCTACAGCCGTTGTTCTTGCAAAAGCTATTTTCCCAGCTACAGTTGGTGCAGCGGGTGCTGCTAACTCAAATCTAAACTTTGCTCGTTTGGACACAACTTACACTGCTGTCGCAGCTGATGCATCAGAAACTGCAGTTATTACTGCAAATCTTGTTCACCAGATCGTTAAGAATGAAAACGAATATAATAACAAAGACGGTTCTTTCGATCCGGACCTAACATACGTTGCTAGATATCCAGGCGAAATGGGCAATTCTCTAAGAATTTCTGTTTGTGATACTTCAGCAGGATTTAACTCAAATATTGGTCTGACTGCCGGTAATTTCGAAGTAACTGTCGGATCACCATACGGTTATATTGTTTCTAACAGTGCTACTAACACGGCGGTAAATACTGCATTTGAAAGCATCGCAGTTGGAGATTATATCCTAACAGGTAACTCTTCTACTGGTCAACAGTATTTGCTAGTTACTGGTAAGTCTTATTCTCAAGATACGACTTCTAACGTAGCATTCGGTATATCTGGTTCAAACGGTGGTATTAATCAAACAACTGGATTTATTTCTATCAATAACTTGAGCGGTTCTAACCTTGTATTCAATGTTGGTGATATCGTAGTTTACTCTAATACTACGGGTGCTGCAACAGGCGGTCTTTCTTCAGGTTCTTCATACTATATAACTGAAGCAAATACCACAGCTATTAAAATTTCTGCAACTAGAGACGGTTCAGCGGCAATTTCAGGCGCTGCAGCTGGTACAGCTCACAAGTTCTTGCTTGATGTAAACAAGCTTACTTTGAGTTTCCAGGATCCTTATCGTCTACGTCAGAATTTCTACTCTAATACAGTTCAGCGTTATTGGGAATTCTTCAATGCAGTTGAAACTCCTCCAGGTCAATCTGATTATGTTCGTTTGAACGGTAACACTTCAGCAAACGATGAACTTCACGTTGTTGTAGTTGACGATGGCGGCGCTTTCACTGGTACTCCAGGAACTATTCTTGAAGTTTACAAGGGCGTTTCTCGTGCTACTGACTCAAAGAATAACGACGGCTCAACTAATTACTACAAAGATGTTATTAACGACGCTTCTCTGTATATTTGGTGGGCAAACGATAGATCAAACGCTTACTCAAACAATGCATTAAATGTTGCTTCTGCTACAACTACAGCACCAGCAAACATGAAGATGAGATTTGGTGCTGATGGTCTTTCAGAAGAAACGGCAACTCTAAGCGTCCTTGGTGCTGCTTATGATCTGTTCGTTTCACCAGAAGATATCGACATTTCTCTAGTTATGCAGGGTAAGCCAATCGGCGGTACTACTGTTGTTGGTGGTGAAACAATTTCTAACTTCCAGTTAGCAAACTATATCATCGACAATATTTGCGAAGTTCGTAAAGATTGTGTCGCTCTTGTTTCTCCAGATAAGTCAAAAGTATTAAACAACATTGGTGCTGAGGCTCTAAGCTTGAAAAACTGGCGTGGTGCTATTCGTAACACTTCTTACGCTGTGCTTGATTCAGGTTATAAGTATCAGTATGATCGCTACAACGATATCTACCGTTGGGTTCCTCTAAACGGTGACATTGCTGGTCTATGTGTACGTACAGATAACACAAATGACGCTTGGTGGTCTCCAGCTGGTTTCAACCGTGGTAATGTTAAGAATGTTGTAAAGCTTGCTTGGAATCCTCGTAAGGCTGAACGTGATATTCTTTACAGCAACGGCGTAAACCCAGTTGTAACGTTCCCAGGACAAGGTACTGTCCTCTTCGGTGATAAAACTCTACAGGCAAAGCCTTCTGCATTCGATAGAATTAACGTTCGTAGATTGTTCATTGTTCTTGAAAAGGCTATCTCTACTGCTGCTAAGTTCTCTCTATTCGAGTTTAACGATGCGTTCACTAGAGCACAGTTTAAGAACCTAGTAACTCCTTACCTACGTAATATTCAGGGTCGTCGTGGTATTACTGACTTCTTGGTCATCTGTGACGAAACAAACAATACTGCGCAGGTTATTGACTCTAACCAGTTTGTGGGAGATATCTATATTAAGCCAGCAAGAAGCATCAACTTTATTCAGTTGAACTTTGTGGCTGTTGGAACTGGCGTTCAATTCTCCGAAGTTGTCGGCAAGTTCTAATAAATAGATAAAAGCTCAAAGGAGTAAAAATAAATGCCATTTAATATTAGCGCATTCAAGTCAAACGGTCTGGTGTACGGTGGCGCCAGACCATCTCTATTCAACGTTTTCATGTCTGTGCCTCCAGGTATTGGTATTGATAACGTTTCCGTCGATAAGTTCCGTTTCGTTTGTAGAACAGCTGAACTTCCAGAATCAAGAGTCGGTGCTATCGAAGTTCCTTACTTCGGTCGTAAGATCAAGGTTGCAGGCGAAAGAACTTTTGCCGATTGGGCAGTTACAGTTCTAAACGATGAAGACTTCTCGGTTCGTTCTATGTTTGAAACATGGTCTAACGCTCTTAACCGTATGGTTTCTAACGTTCGTGATCCTGCTATTTCTACAGAAGATTATAAGGTAGATCTTGACATTTATCAGTATGCTAAAGACGGTTCTACAATTCGTGCTTATCAGTTGATCGGTGCATTCCCAACTACTGTTGGTCCAATTGCTCTAAACTGGGAAGCAGCAAATGCTATTGAAGAATTTTCTGTCGGATTTTCTTATGATTACTGGATTCCGTTGGTTGAAACTTCAGATAAGAAGGCTGGCGGTATCAACACCTACGGCGAAAGAGCAAACGTTGACGGTGTAAATGGTCCTAACTAATTTACCGTTTTGATATTATTGTAGGGGGAGCAAAAGTCTCCCCCTAATTTGGAGAAATAAATGGCACAAATTTTCGGTTTTGAATTTAAAAGAAAAACTAAAGAACCAGAACTTCCTTCGTTTTCACCTACAAAGGAAAGTGATGACGGCGCATTAGTAATTTCTGCTGGTGGTGCTTATGGTACATATGTTGACTTAGACGGTACAGTAAGATCAGAAGCAGAATTAGTTACCAAATATCGTGAAATGGCATTACAGCCAGAATGCGATTCGGCTATTGATGAAATTGTTAATGAATCCATAGCAATAGACGATAAAAATCTCGTCAAGATTATATTAGATGATCTACAAGTTTCCCCACAATTGAAGTCCGTAATAAGTGCAGAATTTGAAAATTGTTTAAAAACAGTAGACTTCAACAAATATGCCTATGAAATTTATCGCCGTTGGTATATCGACGGCAGACTTTATTATCATGTTGTAATTGATGATAAAAATCCAAGAGAAGGCATCAAAGAATTAAGATACATTGATCCTCGTAAAATACGTAAGGTTCGAGAAGTACAAAAGAAAAGAGCCGGAACAGACGTTTCAGAGCCAGTTCTTACAAAAGTCGTTAACGAATATTATATCTTCAACGACAAAGGATTCAACTACGGAAATAAAGCAGTTGGTCCTAATACCACAGGTTTAAAGATTTCTAAAGATTCTATTATTCACGTTGTTTCCGGATTAACTGATAACCAGGGAACAATGGTGCTTTCATACCTTCATAAGTCTATTAAAGCTTTAAATCAGCTAAGCACTCTTGAAGACGCTCTAGTTATTTACCGTCTCGCGCGTGCGCCCGAGCGCCGTATTTGGTACATCGACGTTGGCAACTTACCAAAAATGAAGGCTGAACAATATGTTCGCGATATCATGGTCAAGCACAAGAACCGTTTAATCTACGATGCTGCTACTGGTCAGATTCGCGACGATCGTAAGTTTATGACAATGTTGGAAGATTATTGGCTTCCTCGTCGTGAAGGTGGTCGTGGTACAGAAGTTACAACTCTTCCAGGTGGTCAAAACCTTGGACAGATGGATGACGTTCTGTATTTCCAGAAAAAGTTTCTTCAAACGCTTAACGTTCCAGTTAGTCGTCTAAATTCAGACGCTCTATTTTCGATTGGTCGTGCAACTGAAATCACTCGTGACGAGTTGAAGTTTAGCAGATTTATCGTAAGACTAAGATCAAGATTTTCGCACCTTTTCACCAAGATGCTAGAAAAGCAATTGATTTTAAAAGGTATCACAACTGTAGAAGACTGGCAGCAAATTCAAGGCCAAATTCGCTACGAGTTCGCCAAGGATAACTATTTCGCAGAACTTAAAGAAGCTGAAATTCGTCAAGGCAGACTTGTACAAGCTCGCGACCTTCAGGATATGGCGGGCAAATACATTTCACATCAATGGATTCGTAAGAACGTATTCCAGCAAACTGATGATGATATTCAAACTCAAGATCAGTTAATCGCTGCAGAAATGCAGTCTGGAGATCCTCGTTGGGTCAATCCTATGATTATGCAAAACGAACAGTTTCAACAGCAAGCTGCAGCTACACAGCAGCAACAGCAAGCTCCTGCTGCTGATGAAGAAGAGTCACAAGATAATAAACTAGAAGAAGTTAGACGCGCCATGATACTCGTCAAACAGATGAAAGAAAAAGGCCCAGATAATAGATCTTCTAGAGAACAGTCTGCTTATAAGGCAGCTATTCAAGTTATTGCTAAAAACCCAGAAGAAGCTCAGCAATTGGGCGGTGGATATAAATAAGAGGCGAATATGGATAATAATAACGTGTCAGATTTAGTGTTTTCTGCTTTAGAACAAAAACCGTCAGATTTTGAAGCAGTATTTAACGATTTAGTTGTTGATAGAATCCGTGATGCTGTCGAACAAAAGAAAATAGATATAGCTCAACAAATGTACGGTTATCAACCAGAAGTTGAAGCGGATCAAGAAGAAACAGAAGAATTAGATACAGAGGAACAACAAGATGCCGAAGAGCTTGAATGACGTCTTAAAGGGCGTAAAAAAATCTACGACTAAGGCGTTAACTACAGGTGAAAATCCTGGAGTTGATTACGCAGATAAGATGAAAGACTCAAGAGACTTTGTCGCACAGCACTCTGTCGAAAAGCATGACGATCGCGTCGGCAACGGCGATGACGTTTATCAGGCTACCAACGTTAAGAAAGCTGAGATGAAAAATCACGGCCATGAACCAAAGCCAAAAGATATTAAGATTTATAATAAGAATCAGCAGGTTGGTCAATCAGAAAATGTAAAAGAAGAAGCTGTTGTTGAAGCCAAGTGCAACATGAGTGAAGCAGGAACTAAGTGTGAAGTTCATGGGAACAAAGCATGCCCAAAAGATGAATCCGCTGAAAACGATGAGCCTAGATTCAGCGGTAAAAAAGACAAGGCTGGTAAACCAATTTTGATTACTGATAAAAAGAATATTCAAGAAAAGTTGACTAAGAAAACTCCTGTTGGAAAAATTATCAAAGATTTTCAGCAGTCTGATGATCCTAGATTTAAGGGAGATAGTCCAGAAAAGCGCAAAGAAAGAGCTTTGGCTACATGGTATAAGCTACACCCAGAAAAATCAAAGTATGTAGATGAAGGGTTTTTAGACCAGCGTTCTAAGAAAACTACGACTTCTGAAGAAGCTAGAAAAAAGATAGCTTCTGAAATGACCAAGAAGAAAGAAAAAGAAGAAGATTTCGAGCTTAAAAAGAAAGAAAAGCTTTTTGATTCAGATCTAAGAAAGCAAGAAATTGTGTTCAACCATAAACTAAGAAACGGCAAGGGTAAAAGTAACGTTAAGGAACAGTCGGCTCCTGCTGAAACTCCTATCACTTTTCCTGCCACAAATTCTCGTGAAGGATTAAAGGTCTAATGATCTACAGATTTTCAAATAACGAAATTTCGATCGCAACAGCTAATACTGTTTACGATAATCCATTAATTAGATTGGTTAATACTACAACTGGTATTGCTAACGTAACTATTTCTGTTAACAGTTCTGTTAACGTATGTTCTTTCACTATTCTTGCAAATAGTGATATGGTGGTCGAAAAATCTCCAACACATAGAGTTCAGGGAACTGGTATAGTTGCATCGCCAGTTGCATATAGGTACTAAAATGAAATTATTTACAGAGCTTGTAGAAGATGTTCAATTGATATCCGAAGCTAAGGAAAGCGGCGGAAAAGATTACTATATTGAAGGTGTTTTTCTTCAAGCGCAAATTAAAAACCGTAACGGAAGAATGTATCCAGTAGAGGTTTTAGAAACCGAAGTTAGAAGATATGTAACCGAAGTCGTAAATAAAAATAGAGCTTTTGGTGAATTAGGTCATCCTTCTGGTCCTTCTATTAATCTAGATCGCGTATCACATATTATAACTGAATTGAAGCGCGACGGCAATAACTTTATTGGCAAGGCTAAAATTTCAAAAACACCAATGGGCGAAATTGCTCGTGGTATTATGGAATCTGGCGGTCAGCTCGGAGTTTCTTCAAGAGCTATGGGTTCTTTAAAAGAAGAAAAAGGTGTGATGGTCGTTCAGAAAGATCTTCGTCTTTCTACTGCTGCAGATATTGTGGCTGATCCTTCCGCACCAGACGCATTCGTAAAAGGTATTATGGAAGGCGTTGAATGGATTTACGATCCAGTTAAAGAAACTTGGATCGAAGAAAAACTACACAATATCAAAAAGTCTATTCACAAAATGTCTATGACTGAGCTAGAAGAAAAGCGTCTTTCTATTTTCGAAGACTATTTGGCGTCTCTAGCAGTAAAAACTAAAATAATATAAATATTTGTAAAAATCAAAAGGAGATTTTTCTGATGGCTAATAAGAAAGACATTAATGAGCAAGAGCTAGAGGACAATGTCGAAAACACAGAAATTGACGACAATTTAGAAGAGGAATCTATGGCTGCTGACTCACTAAAACCAGGCTCTAAGCATGCTGATCCTATGTCTAAGGTTCAGATGATGGACACCATGATGAACACTATGGGCTCTATGCCTGTTCAAGACCTAACTCAGTTTTTCCATGCGGTAATGGCTCAGTTTGGTCCAAACAAGGAATACGGCGTTGGTGACAATTCTGAACATAACAGATCAACAGTTGCTATGAAGGGCAGCGTCAAGGAAGACCTTGAAACTCTTTTCAATGGTCATGACCTTTCTGAAGAATTCAAAGAAACTACTTCTGTTCTATTCGAAGCTGCATTAAACGCTAAACTAGCCACAGAAACTGCCCGCCTTGAAGAGCAGTATGCAGAAACTCTTCACGAAGAACTTACTAATATTACAGAAGAGCTTACAACAAAGCTTGATTCGTATTTGAACTATGTTGTTGAAAACTTCATGAAGGAAAATGAAGTTGCTATCGAATCAACTCTACGTAATGAGTTGATGGAAGAATTTATGGAAGGTTTGAAAAACCTATTTGCTGAACACTACATCGCAATCCCTGAAGCTAAGGTTGATGCGCTAGAAGCTATGGTCGATAAGGTTGATGCTCTAGAAAAGAAGCTTGACGAAGCAATTAACGAGAATGCGCAGCTACGCGGCGTTATTATTTCTGAAGCTGCAAACAAGCTTTTCGTAGAACTAGCTTCTGATCTTGCTCTAACTCAGCAGGAAAAGTTCGCTTCTCTAGCAGAAGGAATTGACTTTGATGGTGACCTTGAAGCATATGGCAAGAAGCTTGCTATAATCAAGGAAACATATTTCAATAACGACTCACCAGTTCGTTCTTCTAACATAGAAGAAGAAACATTCGAAGGCGAGATTGCAGAATCAGTTAACGTTGATCCTCAGGTTAATCGTTACGTTCAGGCTATCGCTAGAACAATTAAAAAGTAACAAAATATAAATAAATTAATAAGATTCTATTTTTCTAAGAAAGGAAAAAATAAATGTATCTAGCTGAGGAAATCCAGAATAAGTGGGCTCCAGTTCTTGACCATGACGCTCTTGGCGCCATCAAGGACCAGCACCGCCGTTCCGTTACTGCCATTATGCTTGAAAACACTGAGAAGGCTCTCATGGAATCAAGCGCACATGGCCAGTATCAGACACTAACAGAAACATCTTCTGTTCTTCCAGCAAACTTCATGGGCTCTTCAAGCTCAACTGCAGGTGCTGGTGGTATTGACACTTTCGATCCAGTGCTTATCTCACTTGTTCGCCGTGCGATGCCAAACCTAGTTGCTTACGATATTTGCGGCGTTCAGCCAATGACTGGTCCAACTGGTTTGATTTTCGCAATGCGTTCACGTTATGCTAACCAGACTCATGACGAAACTTTCTACAACGAAGTAAACACTTCATTTACTGGTGCTGGTGGTCTTACTGGCGTTGATGCTAACAACTTCGGTCTTGGCCAGAAGGGTACTATCCCTGGCGCAACAAACACTTCTCCTCTAACTGCTACCAACACTTACAACACTGGTGCTGGTATGTCTCGTTCTGCTGGTGAAGCTCTTGGCGTTGACTCTGGTAACGTATTCCCACAGATGGCCTTCTCAATCGAAAAGGTTACTGTAACTGCTAACACTCGTGCTCTAAAGGCTGAGTACACTATGGAACTTGCACAGGATCTAAAGGCAATCCATGGTCTAGACGCAGAAACTGAACTTGCTAACATCCTTTCTGCTGAAATTATGGCAGAAATCAACCGTGAAGTTGTTCGTACGATCAACATCACTGCTGAACAGGGTGCTATGGAAAACACTACTACTCCTGGCGTGTTCGACCTTGATACGGACTCAAACGGTCGTTGGTCAGTTGAAAAGTTCAAGGGCTTGATGTTCCAGCTAGAACGTGAAGCTAACCAGATCGCTAAGCAGACTCGTCGTGGTAAGGGTAACATCGTTATCTGTTCTTCTGACGTTGCGTCAGCTCTACAGATGGCTGGTGTTCTTGACTACACTCCTGCTCTTAACTCAAACAACCTACAGGTTGATGACACTGGTAACACTTTCGCTGGTGTTCTAAACGGTCGTCTACGTGTTTACATCGACCCATACGCAATCGGTGGTAACTACCTAACTGTTGGCTATAAGGGTTCTTCTGCCTTTGACGCTGGCTTGTTCTACTGCCCATACGTTCCTCTACAGATGGTACGTGCTGTCGACCAGTCTACATTCCAGCCAAAGATTGGCTTTAAGACTCGTTACGGCATGGTCGCAAACCCATTTGCTGAAGGTCTTAACAAGGGTAACGGTCGTTCTAACGTTATCAGCACTAACAAGTACTACCGTCGTATTATCGTTAACAACCTTATGTAATCATAAGATTCGGGTTAACCGAACAATTTCAAAGGGGAGCTTCGGCTCCCCTTTTTTCATATAAATATGTGAAAAGGGTCTATTATGTCAGCATTAGATAACACACCATCAAATCGTAATTTTCTTTCACCGCTTAATTTCAAATTTGTTTTGAAAAGAGCTCCTCACGTCAATTTCTTTTTACAGAAAATTAATCTACCGCAAGTAGCTATTACCAGAGCAATAGAATATTCCAATCCTTTAATTGTTATTCCTATTTCTGGTGAACACGTTTCTTTTTCACCATTAACTATATCTTTCAAAGTTGACGAAGATTTACAAAACTATTTGGAAATTTTCAATTGGATAAAGGCGTTGGGTGATTACGGTAGAGATGGAGATTACAGAGCTTTGCAAGACGCTTCTCCGGGTTCAGATAAAGGACTTGTTTCAGATATATCTTTGATGGTTTTATCAAGCACTAAAATGCCTAATTATGATATTACATTTATGGATGCGTTTCCAACTTCGATTTCGGCCATGACTTTCAATACTACAGATAGCGATGTTGCATATATAGAAGCACAAGCAGAATTTAGATATACTATATTTGAAGTGAAGAATATTACTTGACTTTTTCTATCAAATCAAGTATATTATATGATAAACTTTGTGTGAGAGATAGATATGCATATAGACGAAATTGTAGCTCTGTGGGAAATTGACTCTAAAATTGACCAGACAGAAATTGGTGACGAAGCCCTTAAAGTGGCAAAACTACACCATAAATACTATCAGATTTTGATTAATGAACGTCTTGTTCTTCGTCATAGAGAAGCAGAGCTTAAAAAGCTGAAGCTTGAAAAATACGAATTTTTCACTCAAGGACCGAACGAAGAAACTCAGAAGAAAGGTTGGAAACTTCCTGCCAAGGGAATAATTCTTAAAACAGATATTCCTATGTACATGGATGCGGACGACGATATTATTAAACAATCTCTTAAAATTGGAATTCAACAAGAAAAAGTAGAGTTTCTTGAGTCTGTTATTAAGACTCTAA